AATGTCCAACCTAGTAAAGAAATGGCCCACTCCAATTCCACCGGCCCAACCTACTACCAACGAGGGTCAATTCAAGTTTGGGATTTCATCCGAGATCAAGGACTGAACTTCCATCTTGGTAATGCCATCAAATATATCTGCCGAGCTGGTTTCAAAGACAGCAAAGTAGAAGATCTTCAAAAAGCAATCCACTATCTTCAAAATGAGCTTGAAAACCAAATCGTTCCTGAGCGTACAAGCAAAGGAGTTCCGGAGAAGTTTCCGGGTCAGGAACAGTACGAGTCCAGCTTCACGGACTATGCAGCGGACTTTGATCGTTGAGGAATTCAAAGAGTTCCTTGAAGCTGAGAACCAACTACTCACAGGATTCGTAGTTAATGCTACCGATACCCTCAAAGAGTTAGCTGATCTTGTTTATGTCTGCTATCAATACGCAGAGAACCTTGATTGGGATCTTGATGAAGCTCTCAACCGTGTCCACCGAAGCAATATGAGTAAGCTCGGAGAGGACGGAGAACCTGTTTACCGAGAGGATGGTAAAGTCCTCAAGGGTCCTAACTATCAACCACCAGACCTTAGTGATCTTGTCTAGTATGTCCACTGATCTTATTGCCCGTACTGGGCGTGTTCAATCTTGGATCGATGATCCCACCTCACGACTCCCTGTGTCGTGTACCGTATTTGTAGTAGAGGACACGATGGAGGGTCCTAATGGAATCGAAGCATCTTGGCGATTTGTGTCGCACGCTCTTCGCTATGGAGCGGGAGTTGCAGTCCATCTATCTAAACTGCGGGGACGAGGAGAGGAAAATAGTAAGGGCTTGGTTGCATCAGGTCCCGTATCTTTTGCCAAGATCTACTCGACCTTGAATGAAATCCTCCGTCGTGGAGGTGTATATAAGAATGGCGCTGTCGTTTGTCATTTGGATCTCAATCATCCAGATGTCCTTGAGTTTATTAACGTTAGTCGGGCTGATCTACCTTGGGTTAAGCGTTGTGTCAACATTAACCAGCATTGGTGGACGGAAGCAACACAAGAAGTAAAGGATGCTCTCCTTGAAGGCATCAAGAAGGGCGACATTTGGCTTAACAAAACAAAGGTAGACAAGAATGGAAATCGAATCCGGGGTAACGTTTGCCTGGAAGTATATCTCCCCAGTCGAGGGACCTGTCTACTTCAACATGTCAACCTCGGCGGATGTGAACTCGATCAAATTCGAGGTGCATTTGTCCAAGGAATGTCCGAACTGTGTACACTACACGGCAAAACAAATGTTGGAGAAAGCGGAGAATACCTCCCTTCAGAGACTGATCGCCAAGTCGGTCTCGGATTGCTGGGACTTGCCAACCTTCTCCGACGCTATGGCATCACCTATCAAGCCTTAGGACAAGCCCTGAGCTACCTGAATGATGGTATTATTCCTGTAGAAGCTAATGGCGCCTATGTGCTTGCTAAAGAACTACAAGCTGGCATTCAAGCAGCTGCAGAGGTAGCTAAGTTCAATAACATGGACCGTGCCTTTGCTATTGCACCTACTGCTTCATGCAGTTATCGTTACAAAGATCTCGATGGCTATACTACATGCCCTGAGATCGCTCCTCCTATTGCCCGTCAAGTAGACCGTGATAGCGGTACCTTCGGCGTCCAGAGCTTTGACTACGGTCCTGTTGAGATCGCGTCTGAAGTTGGCTGGGAGAACTACAAACGAGTTGCGGATGGTATTATCCGACTGCTCGATACTACGGGACTTCTTCATGGGTACTCATTCAATAGTTGGTCTGATGTGATCACCTATGATGAGGCATTTATTGAGGAGTGGCTGGATAGCCCCCAAACATCTCTTTACTACTCACTCCAAGTGATGGGAGACGTTCAGGACAAATCCAGCGCATATGCAGCACTGGATGAAGCTGAAGTCGATGATTACCTGGAGTCAATTCTTAATGACCCAGCTCCTGATTGTAATTGCGGCGAATGAACCCTTATCAAAAACTACAAAATCGTAAGCGTACCTGGACTCCTGTACAAACCACTGCTGGAACCGTTCGTGATGGCTCACAAGAAACTATCTACCGTGCGCTTGCAATGCGGCACATGGAACTCCCCGTTGGTAGCTTCATTCAAGATGCCCTTAGTGAAATTCCAGCTCTATCGGCAGACTTGCTACGCTCTAATGTCAAAGACGAAGAAAACCACGACCTGGCTCTCGGTTACATCGCCAATGCTTTGGGTGTTGACGAAACTGCTGAAGCCGAAGCAAAGCGCCTTAGGGATGCTTGGCAAGCGCATCCTGATCACACAGTCCTTAAAGCACTTGTTGCCGAGCGTGCAATTTTCTTCGTACTACTCCCATTCTTCCGCTTTAATGGTGACGCTGGTCTCCGCACAGTCTCCGCTGACATTAGCCGAGATGAGCAAGTCCATGTAGCAGCTAATAGCCTTGTGTGTAAGGAGATGGGGTTGGAGATCAGCCCTTCTCTTGACAAGCTTCGTAAGGCAACTATCAATTGGGTTATGTCACCTCTCAAGGCGTCTACCAATAAATATCTGGACAAAAAATTTTGGCTGGATGCTAGCGATCGCTTGATGTATGAGGGTAAGGCTCCAGAGCTTTCTGATACTAAGCGAGCACGTATGCCTGCCTTCTTTGAACATGCAAACCCCAATCTCCCTCAGTATGCTTGAGACCCACGGTCTCCAGCTCACTTCTCTTGTTGCACAGCTAGAAGAGAACTTCCCACCACTTAATCCCCACCCGGATGACTCACACTCATTAATTATGTACCGCTCTGGCCAACGTTCAGTGGTCGAGTGGATTCAACATCAACTCAACGAAGAGAACAATGGCTAAAAAGAAGAATGCACCAGCACGAGTGCAGACCAATGCTGGTGTGAATCCAATGGGTTCCCCCAAGCCAAGTACAGTCAGTCAAGGTCTCAAGATTGCAGGTACTGGTGGTATTACCAAGCAAGAATTTAAAAACATTGCTGAGACAACTGGTAAGTCTAGCGGTGCGTTGATCCAAAGACTCGATAAGATCAACCAAAACCTCAAGGCCAAGGACCAAGTAGGCATTAACCTCAACTCTGGTGCTGCTAACATGCTGATCAAAGAAGCAGGCCCAGCTTACGGCACAACGTTCCTTGGAACGGAACCTGCGTTCGGCACCGGTCGTATCGGTAAGGCACTAGAAGGAATGCGTGGTACTCGCGATACTGGAGGTTATCAAAATCCTCAAAGTGGGTTCGGTAGAGTAACTGCTGGTACTGAACCTAGATTTATGATGGGTGGTACCGCTATCCGTCCTGGTGGGCGTGAGACTGTTCGTGGGTTCGGTAAACAGTACCAAGGTATGCCTACAGCTGGAGAAGGTACTATGATGCCGACTACAGAAACCGCTACAGGTGCTGCTGAAACAGCTCCAATCGCAGCGCCCGAGATGCTTCCCGAGCTTCCACCCGAAGAGGAGAAGGTGGATCAAATGATGCCTGGATCCTCTGCTGACCTTGCTAACTGGGCAACTGGCTTTAAGACTGCACGTAGTAGCCGTAAGCGTTCAGGTCCCCGTGCACAAGGTCTTGCATCACAACGAGTAAACCCAACTGGAGCCTTTAGAGGCGGTATGTAATGTCAGCTAAAACAAGATACGATCATCTAAGTAAGTATCGTTCCACATTTCTCGACACAGCTGTACAGTGCTCCCAGTTGACCCTCCCTACTCTTATCCAACAGGATGATGATGTGGGCAGGTCAACAAACCTTAGGTTGATTACACCATGGCAAAGTGTTGGTGCAAAGGGTGTGGTGACACTAGCATCTAAATTGATGCTGGCTCTCCTGCCTCCTCAAACCAGCTTCTTTAAGCTACAGATCGATGATTCAAAGATCGGTGTAGATCTTCCAGCAGAGGCACGATCAGACCTTGATATCTCATTCGCTAAGATGGAGAGGTCTGTCATGGAAATTATTGCAGCATCTAGTGATCGTGTTACCGTACACCAAGCTCTTAAACACTTGGTTGTTGGTGGTAATGCTCTCATCTACATGGGTCCTAAAGGACTGAAGCTGTATCCATTGAACAGGTATGTCGTAGATAGAGATGGTAACGGTGACATCTTAGAGATTGTTACACGCGAACGCATCAGTCGTAAACTTCTAGCACCTATCCTCACTGCTGCTCTCCCTGTCAACTC